GCGTGGCAGGACTGTTCGACAAGCCAGATATGTCGATTCGCTGGGCGAGACCAGCCGGGTCAAGCGCCGAAGCGACCAAGCTAGGCGTAGCGGTAACCCCTGCAGTGGAACTGATCAGCCAGCCATCAGCGGTGGTGGCTGGCGAGGTGACCCTATCAAAAGACGAGTTGAAGATCAGGTTCTCGCCACCCACGCTCGACAGATTCGCGGTGATATTGGTGATCGCATTCCCCGCCGCCGTCAGGTCCGTTCCCTGCTGAGTGACGGTGTTGCTCAGGGCCTGAACAGTCGAAGCCTCAGCCTTGGTCGCCACCTGCGCCAGAGCGCTTGCAGCAGCCGCAGCAGCATCCGTCGCCGCCTTGTCTGTAACCGCCGCCCACGCGCTCCCCGTCCAGCGTTTTGGGGTGTTCGCGTTGCCGGTGATGTCGATCCAGAGGTTCTGGGCCAGCTGATCGGCAGCCGCCGGCGCCGCCGACTGAACGATGACCTTGCCCTTCCCGCCTGCCAGCGTGTTCGCCGCGTTCGCTGCGTTCTGTGCTGCCGTAACGTTCTGGTTGGTGGTCGTCAGGCTGTTATTCAGGCCGGTGATCGCCGTACCCTGGCTGCTGAGAGTGTTCTCGGCAGTGGTGACACGGGTCGTCAGGCTCTGAACTGCGGTCGACGACGCCTTGCCGTCCAGCGAGGTTTGCAGGCCGGTGATCTGGTTCGCCTGCGCGGTGTTCACGCCCTCGATGCTGGTGATCTTGGTTTCAGCGGTGGTGACGCGCGCGGCAAGGCCGTTTGCTGTCTGCACCGCCTGACCAACGTTCAGCCAATAGGTGACGTTCGGCGGGGGCGTGTTTTTCGGTACGTTCTGGGTCGCCTGATACAAAAACCCGTCTTCGCCGAGGGTGGATTGCCCGGTCGTGTAAGTATCGTCTGGCTTGTACGGCATCGAGTCGGCCAGATCGGCGATCTGATCGATCTGCGTCTGCAGCTCGCTCTGCACTTCTGCCACGGTGTTGTTGACGTCGGTGATTTGGCCGCTCAGGTCGGTTCGCACCTGGTCGAGACGTTCGTTCACCGAACCCGGGCCGTCGCCGCCGATCTTGCCAATCTCCTCAGTCAACTCCTGACCGAGCTGAGTTTTGGTGATTTCCCCGGTCAGGTAATCAAGGATGTCGTCGGCATCGGCGCTGGCTTGGCCGTTGACGATAGTTGGAGCTTGCGGGAACCACGGGCCGACGTTGCCGGTGCGGTCGACGAGGCGCGCCCAGAAGAAGAACGACTGCCCCGCGCGCAGGCCCTGCATGGTGTAGTCGGATTGTGGGTAGGCCAGATCGGCAAGCTTGGTCGCGCTATCCAGCTGCGGCGCTTCGCTGTACCAGAGTTCTGTCCGCTGGGTGTCCTCCGCACCGGCTGGAAAAGTCCATTTCAGACCGATACCGAAGATCAGGCTTTCCGTCGTCAACGAAGTAACCGCCGGCGGCAAACCTTCCTTACCGTTCAACTGGGTCAAGATCGACGAGCGCCAGATCGACGAGATGTCGTAGGCGCTCACCGCGCGCACGCGAGCCAGATACGCGCCCGAGTAGATGCCGGTGATATCAACGTTGGTGTTACCGGTGCGCTGGACCTTGATCCAGTTACCGCTGTCCTTCCGCCATTCGACGTCGTACCCGACAGCGCCGTTTACGGCAGGCCAAGTGATGGTCATGGTGGTGACAGCGATACCCTGATCGATCGCCGAGTTAGAAGTCAGCGTAACGCTGGCAGGCGCTGGAACGACGGTGATCGGGATAACGCTGATCGGCCGGAATTCGAGTTTTGCGCCGGTGTCGATGTATGCAAATTTGCTGGGCTCGTACTGGAGCGCGGCAATCTCGTAGTCGCCCTCTGTCGTGCGCTTCCGGCTAAGCACCCGATACAGCGGGATGGCGAGGTCATCGGCGTCCAGCGCCCATTGGAGCTGCGGCGCCGGAGTTTCGCTAAATGCGATGGTCACCGTCACTGCGCGCCCAGCCACAGACTGAACAGTTCTACCCTCGGCCTTGCCGCTTGGCAGGTTTACGATCAGTCGATCACCAGCCTTGGCCTGGGTGTCCCGGTCCAGCGTCACTACACGCCCGACAGCGGCGGAAATGCGCCCGCCTATCTCACGACCAGCCAACAGTGAGTCGGCAATCGGGATGATGTAACCCGGCAGCGGAATCGCGCCTTCCATGCCGGTCTTGAAGGTTACGGTCCGGTCCTGGTTGTTGCTCAGCACCGCCCACTTGCCACGGCGTTGGGCCTCAGAGGCTCGGGTGCAACCGATCGCACTGATCTCTACCGGCTTGTCACCGAATCGGCGCTGCAGGTCTGGATCTGCAAACGCGGTGACGTCGGTATCGTAATTATTCGCAGGGTTGTCATAGCTGACGATTGCGCGGGTGTAGCGCGTCTTCGTCGACGCGCTACCGTAGGAGAATTTGCCATCGATAACGTTCGCACGGGTGAACACGTAGTCGATGTCCTGCGCGCGCGGCATGTCGGCCTGCATCACGATCTGGCCTTCGGCCCAGTAGGTCATGCCCCGATAGATGGCGGAGATGTCACGCAGCAGCGTCCATGCCTCTGCCTTGCCCTGCAAGTTCATGTCACAGAGGAAGCGCGGTTCCTGGCCACCGATACCGTCCGGCACCAATTGGTCGCAGTATTGAGCAATGCGGTACAGCTCCCATTTGTCGACCATGAACGGCTTGATGCGCTTGCCCAGGCCAAACATGTCATTAACGCAGATGCCATAGGTCGCCCATGCGGGATTGTTGGTCCACGCCGACTTGAAGGTTCCATCCCACACGCCTGAATAGCTGCGCGCGACAGGGTCATAGTTGCTCGGAACCTGCCATTTCTTGGCATTGCATTCAGTGGTCACAGCTGGAATGTTGGTGAACTGCTCGGCGTCGAACTCGATATAGAGCAGCGCGGTGTTCGGGTAGCGCAGTTTCGCGTCGATCACCTCTGTGTAGCCGGCGACCAACATGGTATCGGCTATCTTGTTGGTGTTCTGGTTTGGCGTGATGCGGCGGATGCGGATCTGCCAGCCTGATGTGGCTGCTGGTAAATCGATGCGGCGCGACCGCTCATAACGAGTGGTGGTCTTGCCGTCCACCGCCTCATCCAGCACCTGCTGATAGGCGCCGCCGTCAGTCGCGACATCTACCGCATACTCGATGCGATAGCCGCCGACGTTGCCGTTCTCATCCTGTTGCTGGAGCGCAGGCCAAGCAAAGCGCAGGCGCACCGCGGAAAGCTGGGTGTTGGTCAGTGAGCGAACCCAGGCGGTATCGCTGCGCAGTTCGACATTCACGGTCGTTTCATTCTCTACCGATGGGATACCCGGGATATAGGACTGGTCGACAGCGCCGGTGCGCCACTCCCATTTCACATTCGGAAAATTGACGTTACCGCTCGCATCCTCGATGGGCGTGTTATCGAGATAGATGTTGCGGGCAGTGGGCACCTCGTCGAATTCACCCTCACCAACAGCGATCAGGATCTTGGCGACGTTGGTAGAGCGCAGGCTATCCGCAGCCTCGGTGGGAGTCTTGGGGCTGCTGCTGCCGCCCTTGGCGCCACGGATGTCGATTTGTTCAACTGCGCCCATGCTTTTCTCCAGGCATAAAAAAACCGCCAGCCGGCGGTCGGATATTCCAGTTCAGAATCAGGTTTTGTCTTCGGCGTAGATCGATGCAGAAATGATCGCGCCACCCCATCGGCGTCGCCCGATGCAGATCGGGACCGGGTTACCGCTGGCTGTAGTGTTCTTGGCTGAGCCGAAGGCATAGGACGGGAGGTTTTCTGGTGCTGCGCTTTGCTTAAGGCCGGATGACTGCGGGCTGAGCATTTGGATAACGCCACCAAGCACCAGTGAGGCGCCGAGTGACTGGCCCCACCCCTGCATGCCTGGAACAAAAAAGGACGCCACAAAAATAACGGCACCGATGATTGTTTGGAGAATCCCCGCGCGCTTGCTGCCAGAGACGACAGGAACAATCCTCACCTCACGGGTTCCGCCCAAGTCGAAACTTTGAGGGGCTTCGTTCTTCCGATTGCGGAATATCGCAAATCGCATTCCCAAGCGGTCTAATCTTTTAATTTCTTGATCGAACCCAGCAAGGGTTGCTTTCAGGGCCTTGAATACCTCCCAAACCTGCCCGGAATCGATCTGCCTGCGATGCGCTCTACCAAATTTCTTGGCTAACGATCCGGAGAGAAGGATGGTAGTCATTGGGCTGTAGTTTGCTGCGGTCACGGACATCATCGTCTCTCAAATAAAAAGCCACCCGAAGGTGGCTAATTGTTGTTCAGAGGCAGTCTTTCACTGCCGCCTCGATGGCTGATCGCCCTACCCCAGGCATCCACGCAACACGTTGATAGAAGTTGACTCGGCTGCCGCTGGCAGACTTGCTTACTTCTACTAACTCATCGGTAAGCTGCATTGCGCCAATAACAATTCGGTACCCATCGGAGGTTTCCGACATGACCGCTTCAGACCGAGCGTCTTGCCATTTCGGAAAAACGCAGAGGGCATATTCCTTCGGCGACTTTTTGGTGTTCGCGCTTGTCGTCGGCGGGTTGGTTTTCAAATCGCTGGGAGACACGCAGCCAGCCAGAAGGGCAACAGCCAGCGCCCCTATCAAAATTCGCATGATGATCCCTCATTGAGAAAGGACCGAGGATAACGCTAATCGGCGTAAGCACACATTCCCCCGATCCAAGCATCGCCCGGTCACAAAGATGTTCAGCTATTGCCGATTCGCGATGTGCTTGAGGTACTCCAAGAGTTTCGCTGTCGATTCCGGCGTCACAACAAACTCATCAGACCGACCGTCTCTTTCGGCGATAGTGGCAATTGCTAATTGGAGCCACCCTTCGCATTTAGCAGTCCAGGACTCACACCGACTGATGAACCGGAAAAGAAAGTCTTCTGGATCCTGCAACGACCTTCCGCCTCTTATTTTCGCCTTAGTCATCCGCCAGTAGTCGTGAGCTATCAAATTTCTGTCACCTACCAGACGGGTGAGCTCCGCGCTATCGATTTGAAAATCAGACGCGAACTCGCGAACTATGTCACCCAGTGTGGCCTTAGTTGTGGAGCCATCTCCACGCAAGAACTCTTCTGGATCTAGATTTTTGAATTTCCCCCCGCGCTTTTTAAGGTGAGAGGCCATCCCATATAAGACGAATTCTAGCTTTTGCGCAGCCAGCATGGCCCCACCGAGGAGCATCATCTCATCCGGAAGATCTAGCTTTCCAATCTTGGGC